TCAAGCGCCGCGCGCATGGCCTTGGTGCTGGCCCGCACGGAGCGGGTGCAGATGGCCTCGGTACGCGCAGGATTGGTGTCCTGCGTCCAGGTCGTGACCTCGCGCTCAATGCGGGGCACACCACCCGGCGGGGTGAACGCGATGATGAGGCCCGCCTGGATGAGGTCGTTCATGGCCTCCTTAGAGGACAGGCTGTCATCGCGCGACGTGCCCAGCACGCGGAGGCGGGCGCGGGTGAGGCTGTCCACCGTCAGCTGCGAGGCATCGGCGGCAGCGTGCATGAGCGCGTGCCAGTAGGGGCGCATGAGCTCGGTCGAATTGTCAGGCTGCTGGATGTAGGCGCTGTCAGCGACGACCATGACGCGCTCGCTGTTGAACACAGCAGCACGCTGCACGAGTTCGTTCAGGGTCTCGTCCTTTCCAGCTCCGACCCAGAGGGTGCGCTCGTTGGCTCCGTCGGACCACATGGTTCCGAGGTGGTCGATGAACTCCGGGATGATAACATCATCAGCAGCCGGCGTACCTGTCGGGTCGACGAAAGCGCAGAGTACGTCAATGTTATACCACACAAGTTCACTAAGAGCGTCGCTCCAGTCTGAGGGCGCCACCAGGACGCTTGCAGTCTCCGTTCCCCCGGCGAGGTAGAAGAAGTCTCCGGTTCCGGCGGTGACGACTGGGGTGAGGACATTTCCGCGCTCCAGCATCACGAGATTGGACGCTGCGTTGACCGTGTTGACGATCTTCGCACCCAGCGTGGTGAGGTCGTACCCATCCGCGTCGGAAATGGTGGCGCCAGTGACCTTGTCAAGGTCAACCAGCTGGATGGACGAAACTCGCGGCGACACCGTCGAGGCGAAGAAGCCCTTCTCGCTGAAGGGCTGCATGGCACGCAGAATGTCCGCGGCGTACTTCTGCCCGTTGGCCGCGTTGAACGTCGGGAAGTTTTTTCCTTCAATCAGCAGGGCGCCGGCTACAGAGAAAGAAGCGCCCGTGCCGAAAGTGAAGGACACGGAAGAGACTGACGCGAACGACTTCGTCGTGGTCTTGCCTGTGGCGAGTTCGGCATCGCTGGCGAAAGTGAGCGTCTCTGGCTCAACATTACCCGTGGCAAGGTTAACGCCAGTAATGATTGCGTTGAGTGAGCCGCCTGTGAGGGTTGGGTCATTCCCAGCGTCGCTGCTAATCTTGAGCTGCCCGCTGACCGGTCCAGTCGGTTCCCACGCAACCGCCGCGCCCACGGCGCCCGTCTTGATGGCGCGACTGAAGATGACCTCAACATCACCAAGCGTGGTGTTGCTGACGTACACACCGACGCTACCGTTGTTGCCATCCCAAGTCCCGAAGCCCTTGACCGGGTAGCCCGTGCCAACCGTACCCGGGTAGGCGTAGCGCAGGTTCAGTGCAGCAGGCTCATTCGTGACGCGGATGTTCTCCTGCGTCCCGTTGTTGGCCACGACCACGTCGTAACCGCCGGAAACGGCGTTGTTCTTGATGCGGAAGCTGGTCTTGTTACCAGCCGTGCCCCACTGCTTGGCCTTGACCGCGACAAGCCCAGCGCCACCGAACGAGCCCTTGGCCTGCTCGTTCTCGACAGGCGAAATCAGGTATACCTGCGCCGGCGCGGCGCTGTTGGCCGCGTCACGGAACGGGTTGTAGATGATGCTCGACATCTTCTTGAGCAGCGTGCTCGACGGAGCGAGCGCCTCAAGATGCTTCTGCGAGGTGCTGAGGTAGGGCACGCCCTGCTCAAGGAACGGGAACTCACCGACCACCGCCAGTACGGTGCCCTGCGTGGGCGCGCTGGGGATGGTGATGTATTCAATGTTGCTGTAGATGCCTGGGCGCGCGGTGACGCGGCCATTGATAACGATGCCACCTGCCATGAGATGTATCCTTGTGGAAGTTCATTGGTCGACGCGCCAGCCAACCTTCCCAAGACTTATGGGCGTGATTGGCGTAAACGTGCGAGTCTCAGGATCTGGCACCGCCGTTACGACCGTTCCCTCCGTGTGGATGAGGGGGAACTTGCTGGGCGGCGGCGTAATGTCAAGCGGCGTCAGGCGCTCCATGCCGCGCACGTCGAAGTTCATGCGCCGCACGAATTTCATGAGCGTCTCGCGCCCGCTCATGACCGCGATCGGTTCAAGGTCCGCAGAGACCTGGAACGAGGGCGGCGTCTCCATTCCCTGCTGCAGGAACCATTTGGCCATCGAGACGATGGCGGTCTTCACGAAGCGCGAGACCATGCGCACGATGTCTTTGGTCGGCGCGATGACGTAGACCGAAACGGCCACGTCCGTCATGAACTGGTACTTCTGGCCGGTCATCGTCTCATTGCTGGGCCCAAGGATGGCCGCCTTGAGGTGCGCGTCGTTGCCAAGGAACTTCTTGTTGATGGTCTCGGCGTGCAGCCCCACCCCGATGATGGTGGTGTTGTGCGACTCCTGCACAGGGATGTCCGCAGAACGAATGCGGATTCCATTCGTGCGCGTCAACATGTCGAAGACGGCGTCGACCGCGTCCTCGTCGTAGAAGGCGTAGTCCTGCGTGCGGCGCCACGCGGCCTGCCCGCCTTCCTCGACCGTCTTCCACGCGTGAGCCAAGGCCAGTTCAATCAGGAGGTCGGGGTCAGCTGCCATCTTTGTCTCTCCCGTCGACGGTCTTGCCTGACAGCAAGTTGATGATTGATTGGCGCACGATGTTGGACAGCGGCGAGTCAGGCTCTGACATCAGCCGGGCCGGCTTGATTCCCTTGGAGTAGAACAGCTTGCGTGACTGCTGCTTCTCAGAGTCCGTGATGGTGCGGAACACGGTGAACTTGGCCTTGTGCATGATGTGGCGCATGGCTTGGGTCGTGCTCTGGAACGGCTTGTTATCTTTGTTCATGTACGTTTGGTGGTAGACCCACTTGACGTGCTCGCCGTACGTGTCGGGTGCGGGGGCAAGCTCCGAGAAGTCAATGGGTTTGAACGCGATGTTGCCGTCTTTGTCCACGTCGATCATGCTGCGCGCTGTGTGCTTCAGCTTCTTCTGCGTGCGCTTCAGGAAGCGTCGGGCCTCGCGCTCGTTCATGGCCGCTTGCTGGTTCGTCAGGGCCTTCGCGTTCTCCATGGCCAGCATGTGGGTGGCCGTCTCTTCGATGACCTGGCTGAGGGCGGGCGTGTCGAACTTCAGGATGCGGTAGAAGTTAGCGCCCGAGCGCGACTTCTTCTTGCCGATGTCCTCCGGCTCTACCTCGTCTATGTCCTTGCTACCCAACCCCGCGATCCGCACGCTGGGATGCCCCGACAGCAGCAACCATGGGCGCAGGTCATGCGACTGCCCGTCATAGGTGCCGATGCCATCGGCCCACGAACTCGAGGTTGGTGGCGCCCAGCCGTGCTCCACGGCGTTGGCCTGCGCCCCCTCAAGCGTGAAGACCATGCCGTTGCCTCGGTGGTTCCAGTTCTTGATGCCACGCATGTACTCGTCGCGGTAGTTGGTCTGCCGCCACGTGTTGGACTTCTCCTGGATGGCGTCGCTTTCGCGGGCCATCTTCTTCCACTGGCCCTGCACGTAGTCACCCAGGTCGATGAGGTCGTCATCGGTCAGGGTGTACATAGACAAGATGGAAATCGTCAGCTGACGAAGGTCGTTCCCCTCGTAGCGAACGCGGTTCTTGTGGTCTTTGAACGTGTATTTAGATTGCGTCACGGTACACCGGAGTGATGTCAGGGTTGGGGACCTGCTCTTCAACTTCCGGCACACCCTCATTCCCGAGGAACTCAGGCGAGGCGTGCACGAGGATGGGGGACAGTTCAAGCGAGGCGCTGGGCGCGTCGAAGGGCTGCGTGAAGCCATCGCGGCGGACGTAGGGCAGGCCCTTCACGATGAAGACCGGGCGGGCGTAGTAGCGCACCGAGTACCACGCGCCCTCTTCAGGGGCAGTGCCCGCGTCGTCACCAAGGTCCCAGTCGATGCGTCCGTCGTCGGTGATGACGAAGTCTTCGCCCTCGACCAAAGCACCCGCGATGAGCTGCCCGTCCGTGCCGGTGCGCCGCATGTAGAGCACGCCGAGCTCCATCATCTCACTGACGCCTGGGCTGCCATCGTCGTTGCCCACGGGGAACTTGCGTCGGACGATAGGGTAGCGCAGGCGCTCGTAGCGTGCAGCGGTGCGACGACGGCTCTCGTTGTAAACACGCACGCCTGCCTTCAGCGTCAGGCGGTCCCAACGGTCAGGCAGGTGCTCGGGCAGCATGGTGATGAGGACGTCGCCCTCAGAGTACTGCCCGTGGTAGGTGGAGAGGACAGCCTTCTCCTTGGTGTCGTGTACGATGCCGATGGTGTTCTGCGCGCAGTCGTAGATGACGCCGACACCACGGCACTCAGGGCAGTCTGTGCGCGCCTCGGTGGACTGCACCACCACGATGCCACGGGACTGGATACGCTTGCACGGGCAGACGACCGCGAACTCCCACCGCAGGGGTACGCCGTGCTGCAACAGCGCGCGACGGAAGTCCCGCAGGTTGAAGTCGACGCGCGCCTTGTCGAGCTGGGGCTCAGTGATAATCGGAATGTAGGTCATCCCATCACCGCCATGTTGACGGGGGCGTACTTCGCGTAGATGGCGTCCTTCGCGTTCTTGACCTTCTCACGGTACGAGTCGATGAGGTTGGCGAACGCGCCGCGCGGATTGAGGCTGTTGGACTGCGACATGCCATCGAGCGTCAGGCTCGTGCCCGTCACGCCTGCACCGTAGAGAACCGCCCCGTAGCTGGCGAGGATGCCCATGGCTGCCGAGTAGCCGATGAACTGCAGCACGTCTGCGTCGTACCGCATGGCCACGGCTGTGCCCGCGAACGAGGCACGTGCACCGACCGTCAGTGTGTAGGCCGCCTGCTGCACGCTTGCCACGCGGTAGGACTCACCGCCGAGGGTGACCCAGTCACCAGCGAACAGCAGCGTACGCAGGTCGGTCTCGCTGAGGTTCGTGACTGTTACCGTCTTGCTGCCGACCGTGGCCGGGGCCACGGGACCAGTGGCGGTGTGCGTTCCAGGCAGATCGCTTTCGAAGCCTGCACGGTAGTTGATGGAGTACATGCCAGGCACGTAGCCCGAGGATGCGGTGGCCGTGTACAGGTACGCGCGGTTGTTGGCCTGCAGGCGCACCGGCCCCTGACTCGACGGTATGATGTGCACCTGCCCCTGGTTGGCGGAGGCAACCCACACCCACTCCTTGGGCAGGTCGTACCACTCCAAGTTGCCCACCACGATGCTGAGCTTGTTCACCACCTGAATGGGGCGCTTCAGCGAAGTCTGAATCTGGAAGCCCTCGTCCGAGAACTGCGTGATGCGCGTGCGGTCAATGTCCTGCGAGTACTGATTCTGCCGCAGGGCCAACCCGAACTCAGATTCGAGCAGCCCCACAGCTTCATCAATCTTCGCCCACAGGCCGTCATCCGTCAGCGTGATGCCTCGCTGCGTGATGAGGGTGATGACCCCGTCAAGGATGCGCGTGCGCAGGTAGTCCGGCGTTACGATGTCGGTGACGGCCATGGGTTCAAACTCCGAGGTCGGCGGCGTTGAGCAACGAGATCAAGTCTGCCTTGTTCACGCGTGCCGTGCGAATCCCGCGCTCACGGCAGAGCGTGCGGAGTTCGTCAAGGGACAGTGCCGAGTACTGGCCTGCCTCGACTTCCTCTGCATCGGGGTCGACGTCATCACTGAAGATGGCCTCGCTCTCGTCGGCCTCCTCTTCCTCGGCAGGCGGCTCGTACTGCTCCTCGGCGGGCGCCTCGGGAGTGGCAGGCTCCTCGTACTGCTCCTCGGCCATGACCGGCTCAGGTGCAGTCTGGGCAGCATCCACCGCGGGCGGCGGGTCGCGCTCCACAATCTCAAGGTACGCATGTGCCGTGACCAGCATGCGCCAGTTGTCTGGCGTAGGGTCGGGCACGAGGAACCCCTTCTCGTTGATAGTGAAGCGCAGGGGACCGCACGCGATGGAGCCGTGGCGCAGCTTCTTGTGTCGAACTTTCATATGTACTCCTCAAAAGAAAAGGGGCGACCGAAGCCGCCCCTCACCCTACCGGATGTTTCCGATAGTCACCAGAATCAACCGTACCCGACGTTCTTGATGAGGAACATCTTGGTCGGGACCGACACCTTCAGGGCGCCGAACATCATGAGCAGGAACTGCTCAAGCGTCGTACGCGAGAGGGTGATGGGGCGCATGGTGGTCGAGAGGAACTCGCGCCACTCAAGCACGTCCGGGCGGTTCTGGATGATGACGATCGGCGAGGTGTTGGGCCGCGTGAGGTTGCGGTCCACAATCACCGTGTCACCACTGAGGTTGCGCGTCGCACGGCCGCAGAAGTAGTACTTGCGCGGGTCGGACGGAGCGGCGGTCTCGGACGAGGCCACGGCAGCGCGGAAGATGTTGTAGTAGCGGACCGAGCCCGTACCGGCAGCGGCGACAGAGTCGTCGTTGACGGTGATCTCAGCGGCGCCACCAGCAGCAATCGCCAGCGGGGAGGTCGAGCCGAGGCGGGTCGCGCCCTGGTCACCAACGGCCTCAAGGGTGTAGCAGAACTTCAGACCAGCGACGTCCTGAGCGCGCCACTTGCTGTCGGCATCGGCCGGGTCAGCCGCGACAGTCACGCCGAGCGTGCTGAGCGGAGGACCATCGCCCTGCGTACGGAGGATGGGATGCTCGTCCCACGCCATGTGCACAACCTCGGTGAGGGGCACCGAGCCGCGCGACCAACCCACAGAGATACCCTGCGTGTTGAACGTGAGCGGGCCGTTGACCGCGAGGTCGCCACGCTTGAAGGGCAGAAGCGAGTTCTGGTACCAAGCGTAGTGGCGGGGCGACATCAGCACGTGGGTCGGGGTGGCGTAGTTAGGCGCCGACACGAGCTGACCGATGATCTCCTGGAGCTCCTGCCCGGAGATGGTGGCACCCTCGGCGTCGAAGACGTTCTGGGGAGCGCCCTTCTCGATGGACGAGATGAGACCGTCGTACTCAAGGGGGTTGACCGCGCTGTCAGCGTGGAAGAGGAACTTCTCCTGACGGAAAAGCAGCTCGACCGCGCCGTCCGACGCCTCAAGGGCGCGGGCCTGGCCGATGTTGCCGAGGAGCTGGGTGTTGGCCAGCACGTCGGTGACCTGGCGGAAGACCGCCATGTACTTCATGCGGACCACGTTACGGTCGAACTCGGACTGCGTGATGGCCGGAACGCCGCCTTCCGCGATGAACGGGGAGGTAGCGGTACCACCGTAGCTCTTCCGGCGGACCCACTCAAGCACCGGCGTGGTCACCGACTGCTTCGCGAGCATCTTCCAGAACACCAGGGTGTCCTCGGTGAAGGTCGCGTTGTCGATGATGGGCTGGATGCTCTGGGGAACCAGCGGAGCGTACGAGCCGCCCGGGACCGTAGCGCTGTCGAACGGCATACCCTGAAGCGGGTAGCCGACGCCAGCCTTACGGAGCTCGGCATGCGACTTGAGCATGTTCTGGTTGAGGGCGTGCTGGAGCTGGCGAAGCTCCGCGATCTGCACGTCACCACCGCGAGCCGCGAGGGACTGGAGGCGGTCAAGGGCAAGGAGAAGCTGGTCGGGACTCATACTCATGACTTACCTCACTGAAGTCCGAGCTCGACGAGAATGTCGGCAGGGGTTTTGTGGCCAAAGGTGAGAGCCGTCGAGGCAGCCGCGAGGCGAGCGCCCTGCGCACCAGTCTGCTCAGACGGGGAGAGCTTCTGCATGGCGCCCTTGATGAGGGCGTTGGCGCGCTCGAAGTCGGCCTCGTACTTCTCCATGTCGAAAGCCTCACCCTTGGCAAGGTTCGCGGCCGGAGCAGCGTCGAGCGGGGTGGGGGCGACGACAGCGGCGACGCCGGCGGGGGCGACGGCCGTGGTGGAGAAGCCCTTGTGGAGCTCGGTGACCTTGTCCTCAAGGGCGCCGAAGCGGGCGGCCATCTCGACAAGACCCTTCAGCGAGGTGGTGGCGGCCTCGGCGAGCTTGACGATACCCTTCGCGAGCGCCGCAGCGTTCTCGACGGTAGCCTTCTCAACGTTGTCAATGGCCGACGCGAGGTCGGTCACAGCACCCACAACCTCCGGCGCGTTCTCAGCGGCCGCCGACTTGGCGAGGCGCTGGGCGCGGTCGTTCGTGCGCGCGGGCGAAGCCTCGGGCATCTTGCCGAGACGCTCGATGGCGGCCGACAGGTCCGAGTAGAGCGCCGCAACGACGTCCGACTTGAAGATGGGCTGGGTGCCCAGGTCATTCTCAAGGGTACCATCAGCGATGCGGCGAGCGATGATGTCGCCCGCACCGTCAACGTCACCCAACAGCTTCTGAAGCTCACTTGCTTTCATCATAAGACTGCCTTCGTGAAGGTGCTCAGTCGAGCACAGTTGAACTACCTTGCTTCAACCACGCACGGACTGCGGTGCGGTGGGCGAGGACACCGTCTTCAGCACATGCTGAAGGACGCTCACAGCATCCTTCCAAGACATGTCTTGGTTGGACTTCAGGAGACGGATGACCAGCATCTCAGCCATCTGGTCAATGTTGACATTGCCGCTGAGCTTGCTCAGGACGACAGACGCCGTGTCGAGGACATGCTTGGTGGTCGTGTCTGATTTCGACAGCGAGTGACCAGCGGCCGTGAACAGCGACTTTGCCACCGGCTCCCACCACGAGAGTTCGTTCTTCGGCGCCGCCGTAATCGCAAGCCACTTGACCTGCGACTTCTCGACGACCCGCCCCTTACGACCGCCGGGTTTCACCGAGCCTTCAATGCTGAAGCCCAGCTTCCGGTCCCCACCAGCGCGCTTCATCGTGCACGCCTTCTGGTAGAGCTCGGCACCCCGGCGGTCCTCAAGGTAGAGCGCGCCTTTGACCTTGGCCCCTTTGATCATCTCCTCCCCGTTCTGCACAGTCACGGTGCTCACAGAGAGTGGATACCCTACGACGTTGTGATTGCCAACAGGATGTTCGTCGATGAGGAAGCCTTTCCCTTCGTTGTCCTTGTCGCCAACGAAGTAGCTCCAGTCGATTCCATCGGTCAGCACAATGTCGCCGTCCGCGTCAGGGGCTTCAGTCGTGGCGATGCCAGCGATGTAGCCGAGCTTCGGGTCCTCCTTCGCGGCTTTCTCAAGCACCTCGAAGGGAGCCCAAAGGCTGATGCGGTCAGAATCATTGAACAGCGAGACGTCAAAGCCAGGGGCGCCGTTGGCGCTCTTGGCGATGAGTTCCCGACTTGCGTCAATCAACTGCCGGGTCACTGCGTTCAAATGGGCGGTCGCGCTCATGCGAGCGAACGTCAAACGCTTATGCGTTACTTATCAAGCAGGGTTGATACGCGAGACTGCCATTCGCCTACCACCAACAAACGCCGAGACGTCATCGGCGATGATGTCCGGGTTGAGGCTGGTGCCCTGTTCGACAAGCTTCGACTGATACATCTGATACGACGCATTGAGCGGACGATTCGAGATGGGGTCCTTCCACGGCGGAAGGTTGTACATGGAGCGGACTTCATTGACCGACATGAAGTTCTGCACAGCGTCGATGAGGTTCTTCTGCTTCTGCGACTCGCTGATGGAGTCGAAGCCGTAGAACTCGAACTGGTAGTCCGGCCAGTAGGGCCAGATGAGGGTCTCGTTGATCTGTCGAGCAATCCAGCGGAGCAGCGGACGGAGGCCACGCTCCTTGGAAGCCACGATGCGGTCCTGCGGCGAGATGTCCGACTTGTTGCGGACGCGCGCGGACTCGTCGCCGAACGTGAAGCCAAGCTCCACCGGGTCCATGGCGTAGAGGGCGCACATCAACTTGACCAACCAGTTGATCCAGTTCGAGAACTCCATGTCACCCGGCGGCTTGCCGAACGGATGCACCTCAATGGACTCGTTGAGGTTGGGGTTCAGCTGGACAACCGGCACCGACTTGTTGCGGCGCACGCCGACGAGCATGGCCTGGATGGAGTTCTCGAAGGCCTTGAAGCGCTCGGGCCCCATCAGCGACTTGATGGTGACCATGTTGTTGCCGTGGTAACCGGTCGTGTAGATCTGGCTGTTGTGCGTCTGCGCGTTGAGCAGTGCTGTGACCGTGGTCACCAGCATCGCAAGCTCGGGGTAGCCGTAGCCAAACGTGGTGACGCCAGGCAGCGAGTTGCGCACCGACCAAGAGATTTCGCCGGGGGCGAACTCCGCGACCTTCTTGTTGTTCAGGTACTGGCAGGTGCCGATCGTGGCGTAGTCGAGCTTGCCGTCGCTGAGGTACGACCCGATGGGGATGTTGCGGCGGATGGTCGTCGGGTCAAGCAGGCGGAACGCGCAGGGCTTGCCCAGCTTGGTCTTGATGGGCTGGATGTGAGCCTGGTCCACCGTCAGCGTGTAGTAGGTCATTGAGCGCAGGATTGCCTCGAAGCCACCGTCCTGCCACTGCCCGCCACCAGTCTCAATCATGGCCGCGATGTGGTCCATGCGGTAGCGGTCGACGCGCGAGGGGATGGCGTTCTGCGTGCGGAGCTGGATGCTCCACCCGTTCATCATCTGGGTGCGCAGGCGGCTCGAAAAGTCCGAGACCTGGTTCATGCGCGTGCTGAGAATGGACGCCACCACGGGGGTGCGGGCCATCGCGAACAGCGTGTGGTAGGTCAGCGGCGTGACGCCGATGTGCAGGCCCGTGGTCTGCGTCGAGGTGATGGCCGCGAGCGACGCGTTGAGCGGGTCAACGTTCGCACCCTCGGGGGAGACGACGGCCACGCTGCGCGGCGCAGGCATCTTGCGCTTTTCCTTACGAGCGACCATCGCGGACCTCCTGCATCACAGACTCAATGTGCTTGATGGCTTCAGGTGCACCCTTCACAAGGAGGAAGGTCTGAAGCTCGACAGCGGCGCGGCCGCCATCCTTGAGAATCCGCATGATGTAGTCCTGCGGTCCCAGCGTGTTGCGATAGTCGATTGAGCAGGTCTCGCGGGTGTAGTCGTCGATGAGGACCGTCGACACAGCCGGGGCGCGGCAGCCCTTCTCGATGATCTCAGAAGCCTCGGACTTCTTCATCCGCTGCTGCTTGGCCTCGTACTGGCGCACCACCGACTCGGCCCAGCGCTGCCCGGCGTTGCCACCCCACAGCATCCAGCTGATGTAGGCAGCCGAGGTCTTATCCGAGTGGTGCTCCTTGTACTTGGAGTGGCGCGAGAAGAAGTTCTTCATGCGCTTCACCGTCTCGATGGACAGCGCGTCACCGCTGGCAAGGTCCGAGGCGCGCTGCACACCAGAGCCCACGCCTGCCTTCTTGGCCTGCTTGGTGTCGAGCCCACCCCGCTTGTGCTTGCGGCGCAGTTCGAGGCCACGGCGCGCAGCAGAGCGGACGCCCTCGGGCGGCACGAACCCTTCGCCCTTGGCGATGAGTTCTTCCTGATACGCGGCCTTGTACTTGCTGAGCATGGCGCCTGCCTTGATGTAGGTGGCGTCCATGAGGTCGGTGTCAGCGGCGTGGCTCTTCTTCACCCGCTTGTCAGTCGTCAGCGTACGGATGGTGCGCTTGATGTCTGTCAGCTGCCTGATGAGGTCACCGCGCTGCTTGGTGCTGGTAGCAGCCTGCCACGCGTCACGCAGCTTGCGGAGCCGCGAGCGCAAGGCCTGCACACGCACAGACTCCTTCGATGCACTCTGCTTGTCCGTCTTCTTGCTGCCCCCGATGTCGGGCAGGTGCTGCCACTTGCCGGGAGCGATCTTGCGCCAGCGCGAGCCATCGGCGTGGATTGCAATCTTGCCGACCGGGTCACCGCGCGTGCCCTTGACGCTGCCAGCCTTCTCCAATGACTCAGTGACCATCGAGACGTACTCAGTCACGCCGGTCATGAAGCGGAGGATGCCAGCTTCGGTGTTGGTGTGCTCGTACAGGCCGAGGAAGTAGGCCAGGGCATCCGACGTGATGTGGGTGCCCTGCGCCTTCATCAGCACGAGCTTGGCCATGAGGTCGCTGACCTCACGGGGGCGCTCAATAGTTGTTGCGCTCTGTGAAGACGGGGAGCATGGGGTAGGTGTCCCCGACTTCAGTATAGAGGTCTCCGTCTGGCATGATGACGGGCTTGCCTGGCTTGGGCCACTCGTATCCTGTGGATGCGAGGTAGAGGTCGATTCCCCGGTCGGTGAGTCCGTCGGTTCCGATGGACTGGTAGTGATCGTACTGAGAAGGTGGAGCTCCGGGCTGGCGCTCCTCGGGGTCAGGCTTGTACTCCCCGTACTCTGCGTCAGACTCGCTGTATGGGTTGGGCTGGGCCATGGCGGCGTCGCCTGCGTCACCCATCGCGGCAGCGGC